TCCGCGGCACCATACCAAGATAAGATTATGAAAATGGCCAAGTCCAATAAACCTAGAATAGGTATTCAATTTGGTGATGGCCCTACGCACTGGGGTTAATAATGGTTGGACAAGTTGTAGGAAAAGTAGCTCAAAAAGCCGCTAAGAAAGGAATAGAAAAATTATTTCAACAGTTATTAAAAAATAAAATCCAAAAAGAAGGCATTGCATCGATTTCAAGAGGCATTACAAAACCAACAAGGAAAAGCATAGGTGAATTAACTGCCATAAACCAAGGCAGTCCAGCGTTCCAGAATAGGGTTGGATTTGTGGAAAATTATTTTAAGAATAATAAAATAGAGACTCTTGATGATCTTAATCTTCTATTTGATAATCTAAGAAATCCAAAAGTGAATAAAATGCTTGATCCCAATTTAACCGTAGAAGGGGTGGGTCAAGGAAAATTTCCGCCTTATGAGGGACAGATAAAAGACATGGGAACAAATCTTAAAAATGTTATCAGATGGAGCAATATGTCTGATAAAATGAAAACAACGTATACGAATAAAATTTCCGACATATTGAGACAGAAAGCAAGAGATGTATCGCATGTGGGAAGAACGGAAATTGACTATAAAAATTTTGAGAATAATTTATCCAACATAAAGTCCATTATGGAAAAAGATAAGACTAAAAGTTTTGTTGATGCATTTAAAGAAGCTGTAAGCGAAGTAAAATCAACTCGTTCTGGTTTTAGGAAACAAACGTGGGATTATTGGACAAAGGACCGTTTATTTGAAGGAAAATTAACAAGTGGAAGACTACAAAAAGAGAATCCTGATTTGTATAATTTCTTTAAGGATATTATAAAGGTTCCTAAAGTAGAGCCTAGAGGAAGTTTAACAAAAGAGTATGGAAAGACTCCTTATGATTATATTAAAGCTTTTACTCAAAGGGATAATCCTGAAATGTATAATATGCTTTTCACAAAAGACAAAAACGGAAAGATAGTACAAAAACCAATTCTCCAAAAAATATTTGGGGAAAAATTTCTACGGCAGATGCACCTCATGGGTGAGAATTTAGGATCAACAACAGTTGCCAATCTTAAGGATCTCGTGAGCAAATATGAAATGATTCCAAAAGAGTTTGTAAATTTAATTAGACGCCCACAATACATTGGAACTCCAAAGATGAATTCGGAGCACTTGTTGATTGAAATGGGGCGCACGAAAGGGGAAAAGGGACTCATAGATCTTCTTGTGGATAAATTTGATGTTATGGGCTATAACTGGACAAAAAATAAGAAGGGTCCAGGAGGAACTTGGAATCCTATTTCCACTAAGGAAAAACTGTCTAAAAGCGACATTGAAAAAATTAAAGAGATAAATGTACAGATTAAAGCAAAGGAAAAAGCTCTTAGGGATTTAGGATTAGAAAGCGTTTTTTATGATCCTTCTAAAAAAAATTTAGTTTATTTTGGTGGAGAATTTGTAAAAGATGTTAAAACTGGAATTGAACGTTTTGTTTCTCCTAAAGATGCTAATTTAATGAAGTTAAGAAAAGAATATTTGGCAGGAAACAGGAAAGATGGTGGCTTGATTAATGACCCTTTAACTGCTATGATGAATTCAGGAGGATTTATGGACTACGGAGAAATGAAACCTGTTGCGCCACTCTTGGACCCGGGTGAAAGACAGCATTTACAGCTTGGCGGAAAAGCGGCAAGTGAGGCGGCTAAAGCAGCAGCTAAGGCAGGCGTTAAATACATAAAGAAACAAGTCCTTCCAAAAGTCATAGGACACACCACGAAGATCATGGAAAAACTTGCGGCGCCTAAAGATGCTCCGAAAGTAATACCTAAACCATGGGCCGTGGTAGATAGAGAAGGATTACCAATTAAAGATTTTAAAACAGAAAAAGACGCCAATAAATGGCTATATGATAAAAAGGAAACGGTTCCTGAAAAGGAATACTATGAATCAACCATTGATTATTCAGTTAAGCCAATAGAGCAGATTAAAACCGCAACAGTAATGGAGGAGACTCCAGCAATGATCTGGAAAGCACCTGAAATTATCAAGAATGCACCAATGGAAATCGCGCAAGGAAAACAGTGGAATGGAATATTGAAGAAAGCAGGTGTATCACCAAAGGAACTGGATGACACATCACTTGGACCGTTCCTGGAAATACAGCATCCAAATACAAAATTTACAAAAGCACAGTTATTGGAAGAGTTTGATAATCTTGCACCAAAGATCGAGGTCCTCGCAACAGGAAACCGTGAGCAAGGAAAGTACTTGCAAAGCATTTTAACCAAGTTTAATTCCGTTCGTGAATCCATTAGTGATTTCTCCGGCAAGGATCAAGGAGTTTTAAACAGTTTTACTGGTATTTTGGAGAAAGCAGCAGGCGCGAAGACGGATACACAACTAAACGTGATTGCAAATCAGGTAAACAAGCTCATGAAACAGGCATACGGCGTTGATAACGCACTTATGAGTGATCAAATTCCGGCAATAAGGCAGATTCCGGCTCCAATTCGAAGCATTTTTGGAGATATGCAGGAATTATTCAAGACCAGAGGAGCTGCACACAAGTTTAGTAAGCGACCATCACATGCAGGAGACCAAGTTTTGCCCGGTGGAGTGAATTACCGCGAATATATGTTCAAATACACTCCAAACGCACTGCGTTTTACGGAGCCAACATATACTCCAGGGCATACGTTCGATTTTTCCGATGAAGTGGCTAAAAATGCTTTTGTTCATACTCGAATTTCCGATCGAACCGACAATTTTGGTCGAAAGTTGCTTTTTGTTGAAGAAATTCAGTCAGATATGCACCAAAAACCTCAAAAAGCAATTAGAGAGGGTAGAGAGAGTGGATACGCAACAAGAAAGGATAAAATTCTATCCGCGCAGACCTATATTGATGAAATGGCTGTCTTACAGAATAAAATTGACGCTATTTTGGCACGTGAGCCAAATCACACATCACTTCCTGCACTATACAAGAAACGTGGTACATTAGCGAATAAAATAGAGAAAATTAGAGGAGCAGTTAGTGGTGGAGGCAAGATTCCTGAAGGACCATTCCAAAGGTCGGAAGATTACGGTTCATTTGTCATGAAATACTTACTTCGATTGGCAAAGGAAGGAAATTATGATGGTGTGGCTGTTTCAACGGGGAATATCAAAAATAGACGAGGATATGGCTCAGAAGAGCAACAAAAAGGCCATTACGGGTTCTATGACAAGATTATGCAGAAAGTGATGAAAAAAATTGCAAAGAACGCGGATCTAGAGTATAACAGGACTGTAATTAATGATGGAGCCGTAAACTGGGGTAATGTTCCAATATTAATTCTAAAAGAGGTTGATAAGGTTATGAAAGGACTGCCATCGTTCAGAGAAGGTGGTCTTAACAGAGAAAATTTTGTGGACGTAGTTCCATTGCTATAAGGGGAGATAATGGCAAAGAAAAATCCAAATGATAATGTAGAAAAGGCTATTGAAGCTTTACAGTTAGGAATGGATATGGCTGAGGGCGAAGAAACAGTTGTTGAGGTTCCTGATGAAAAAGAAGTTACTTTTGAGCCAGATTTAGAAATTACTGAACTAGCTGATGGTGGTGCAGAGGTTGGTCCTGCAGGAGGAGCTCCTGTTGATCAATCACAAATACCGTTTGACGCAAACTTAGCGGAATACATAGACGATATAGAATTAGGCAGATTAGCAAATGATCTGCTTGCTGATTTCGAAGCGGATAAGGATTCAAGGAAAGATTGGGAAGATACCTATGTCAAAGGCCTTGATATGTTGGGATTCAAGTATGAAGACCGAACACAGCCCTTCGAAGGTGCATCAGGGGTCGTACATCCTTTATTGGCTGAATCTGTTACACAGTTTCAAGCCCAAGCATATAAGGAACTTCTCCCCCCAAGCGGCCCCGTACGCACACAAATTATAGGTCAGTCCACGCCGGAAATAGAGGATCAGGCAGATCGTGTAAAAGAATACATGAACTACCAGATTACACATGTAATGAAAGAGTATGATCCGGAAATGGACCAAATGCTGTTTTATTTACCACTATCCGGTTCAGCATTTAAGAAAGTTTATTGGGATTCACTATTAAAAAGAACAGTTGCCAAGTTTGTATCAAGTGAAGATCTTGTTATCAATTACATGGCGACAGATCTGCAACAGGCATCACGTGTTACACATTGCATTAAAATGTCTGGAAATGAAGTTAAAAAACTACAAGTTTCAAAATTCTATTTGGACATACCAATTGCAACAGGTCAAGTGGATTTAAACACTGATGTCAAAGATAAGATTGATGAGCTACAAGGTACTGATTCAACAAGCGGAAATGATGATGATGAACATTTAATTTTAGAAATGCATTTGGATGCGGACATTCCGGGCTTTGAAGATCAAAGCGGAATTAAGCTTCCATATATTGTTACCACAGATAAATATTCTTCAAAAATTTTATCAATACGAAGAAACTGGAATCAAGGCGATCCAGACTTTAAAAAGATTCCATATTTTACACACTACAAGTTCCTCCCAGGATTAGGCTTCTATGGATTTGGCCTAATACACATGCTTGGCGGATTGTCAAGAACTGCAACAAGTGTTTTGCGGCAGTTAATTGATGCAGGTACTCTTGCCAATCTTCCAGCAGGTTTTAAAGCGCGTGGTATGCGCATACGTGACCATGACGAGCCATTGCAACCAGGTGAATTCAGGGATGTGGATGTAACAGGACAATCAATAAAAGAATCACTATTGCCTCTTCCATACAAGGAACCATCACAGGTTTTATTTGCATTGTTAGGATTTTCTGTTGATGCAGGTAAATCATTTGCAGCAATTGCGGACATGAAAATGGGTGAAGGTAACGAGCAGAATCCAGTTGGAACAACACTGGCGTTACTGGAGCGTGGCACAAAAGTTATGAGTGCAATACATAAAAGATTATACTGTTCACAACGCGATGAATTTAATATTCTTGCACGTTGCTTTAAAATGTACACTCCACAAGAATATCCTTACCAAGTAGTTGGTGGGGATAGAATGATTAAACAAGCAGATTTTGATGATCGTATTGATGTTCTTCCAGTATCGGATCCAAACATATTCTCAATGGCACAGCGTGTTACATTGGCACAACAACAATTACAATTAGCATCAGCAGCTCCGCAATTACATAATTTACGTGAAGCGTACAGAAGAATGTACTATGCAATGGGCGTGGATAACGTGGATGCTATATTAAAACCGGATCCAGAGTTACCACAACCAATGGGTCCAGCAACAGAAAATGCTGCGGCAATGCGTGGACAGGAACCAAAAGTATTTCCAATGCAAGACCATTCATCACATATACAGGCACATGCTGAATATATGTTTACACGTATGGTTCAAATTAATCCTCAGCTGTATGCAATGCTGCAGGCGCATATATCCGATCACGTTGCAACAATGTCAGGACAGCAAGTGGAGCAGGAATATAAACCACAGTTTGATAAGTTAAATCAAGCATTACAACAGGCACAACAAAATCCACAAGCACAACAGCAAATACAACAGCAAATGGATCAATTAACAAATGAAGCAGCGGGGAAACAAGCTCAAATAGAGGCGCAGATGACACAACAATTGGCGCAAGATGAAGAAGCACGTATGAGTCGTGAGCAACAGGATCCACTAATCAAGCTTAAACAGCAAGAGATTGATCTTAAGGCAATGGAGACAACAGCTAGATTACAGAAAGACATGATGACGGATGCAGAGAAATTGGATCTTGAAAGAGATAAACTTGAATCACAGACAAGCATTGATATAATGAAACTTTCTGCTGATATGGATAAAACTAAAACGGCGGAAGCTAATAGTATGCTTAAGGAAAATATATCGACAGCACGTGAAGCGATGAAATCGAATTCACAGGAACGAATAGCAAGAACAAACGCGAGGAGTAAAGCTAATGGATCCAAAAATACAAAAAATTAGTGAAGTGATGCGTAAGGCGGAGCTTCTTATTCAAAAGGAGCTTGAAAAATCTCCAGAGAACGCTATTCTTGTTGCATCAGGATTATTAGCTGTTACACGAAACTTGTATGTACAAGCTTTAGGAG